AAAGGCATAATGCTACATAAGCCCAAAACGCTATTGCTGTTACTATCATTGTTTTAACACTCATTTTTTACTCCTAAGGGTTGTTGAAGTAATAACCATATTAAACATATTTAAAAACATGTCAAGCATTTTCTATAATAATTCTATAAATAAAATAGTTTGCAAATAGAAATAAGTTGTGCTAGTGTTTTGGCTATGGATATTTTACGATTTGTTATTTTAGATGAATTTGACGGAAAACCTATCAGAGCCTTTAGTAACAAGGCATCTGCCAAATGGTTTTTAGAGTTAAGACCAGGTTGTAAACTCCATGTTTTACCTAAAGCAAAAGTCGTGCCACCTAATGAATTAGTTGGCAAATGTTTATTTTAAGGAGATTATATGCGTATTAAGAACTGGGATAAATACAATCATTACAAGCATAAATCAGATATGAAATGGTTTAAATGTTATGGCCGTGATCTGCTAAATGACGCTGATTTTATGATGATGGATGATGTAAAACAAGTCACATTATTTAAACTTTGGTGTTTAGCTAGTGAAAGTCAAGGCAATTTACCACAAGTTTCAGAGATTGCATTTAGATTAAGAAAACCTATAGATTTTGTAGAAAAAATGCTTAAAGAACTAGATAATTGGCTAGTTACAGGAGAAAATCTAGACAAACTCTATACAAACTCTATGACAGATAAGATAAGATTAGATAAGATAATAAAACCCATTGTGCGTTTTGATGAGTTTTGGAATATATATCCTAATGTTCGTAAAAATAATAAAAAGGGATGTATGGAGAAATGGAAATCAAAGGATCTTGACTTAATTGCTGATAAGGTGATAGGCTACGTTAAAATGATGAAAGAAACTAAACAATGGAAAGAAGGCTTTGTGCCAGCACCTATGACTTTGCTAAACCAGGAAAGATGGGAAGATGGCACAGTAACCAATATCCGTAAAGTTTGGGAAGGTGGCATTTAGTGAACATTGGCGAAGTAATAGACAAGCTCACAGTAACCCAACAGGTAGTCCAAGAGTTTTACAATGATGGTTATGCAGAATCTGAGTTTAAGGTAAAAGACACATCTGTATTTACAGAAGATGTTGTCAAATACTTTAACGAGGAAATTCATAGCGGAAAGTCACTTGGCTGGATAAAGACTGAAGAAAAGTTTAGAGTTCGTAATGCAGAATTTACAGTTGTTACAGGGCCATCTGGTCATGGTAAATCTATGTGGCTATCACAAGTTATATTATCCATAATGAAACAAAATGGTAAATGTCTTGTAGCTAGTTTAGAAATGCGACCAGTATTAACTTTGTCAAGGCTTATTGCACAAGCATTAGGTTCACAAGAACCAACTGATGAATACATACGCAAGTTTTGCACTAGGGCTGCTGAGAAACTTTGGATTTACGATCAGACAGGAACTACCACATCACAAGATATGTTTGCAACGCTTTATTATTCTAAACACATTTTGGGTGTATCAGTTGTGGTTATAGACAGTTTGATGAAGCTCCAGGATGTGACCGAAGAAAGTTTAGACAGACAAAAAAACTTTTGTAATTCATTAGCTGTGATATGTCGTGATCTTGACATACATGTATTTTTAGTAGCACATACAAGGAAAATGAAAGATGAAACTGAAATACCTGATGCGACTGATATTATGGGTTCTAGTCATATACGCAATTTATGCGATAATATTATATGTGTATGGCGTAATCGTGCAAAAGAGAAATTAGTTGAAGAAGGCAAAACACCTGAAGAAGAACTTAAAATCATACCAGACGCAAAAGTATTTGTTCAAAAGCAGCGCAATGCACAATGGGAAGGTAGTTTTAATTTCTGGTTTGATCCTAAAGGATTACGATACAAGGAGAGTCCATGACAATAAATGATTTTATTAAAGAATGTAAAAAGTTATTTGGTGATGACATACAATACAAAGCTGTGTCTAAAGATGGACAAGTATTTAAAACGAAAGGATGGAAAGAAGATGCTAAAGTGGAGTTTGACCAAAGAAAACTTAGAGAATTTAATCACCAAATTAAAAGAACTAGATTTTAGCAAACGCTGGAGAGTAACTATTGTAGAAGCTAAAGCAAATCGTAGCCTAGAACAAAACGAAAGGTTATGGGAGCTTTATACTAGCGTAGGTAATCATTTAGGTATTGAAAAAGATAAAATACATGAACTTATGGGATATAAATTCTTACGCTATCAAACTGAAATAGCAGGCACACCTGTAGAATTGATAAAGTCAAGCACTAAATTAACTACAAGTGAAATGTCAGAATATCAACACCAAATAGAAATTTGGGCGCAAACTATGGGATGGGGATGGGATTTATGAAAGTATTATCATTATTTGATGGAATATCATGTGGTCGTATAGCATTAGATAAACTTGGTATTGATTGTGAATATCATGCTTATGAAATAGATGAAAGAGCAAAATTAGTTTCTAAATCAAATTATCCTAATTCACATTATTATTCAGACGTATTTCAATGTGATGGAAATAAATTTAAAGGTATTGACTTATTAATAGGTGGTTCACCATGTCAAGATTTATCAGCGGCTATGAAAAATAGAAAAGGATTGGCTGGTCAAAAATCATCATTATTTTTTGAATATTTAAGAATATTTCAAGAGTCACAACCTAAATATTTTTTATTTGAAAATGTAGGAAGTATGAAACAAGAAGATAAAGATGTGATTAGTAAATTATTTGGTGTTGAACCAATTAAAATTAATAGTAGTTTAGTTTCTCCAGCATTAAGAAATAGATTGTATTGGACTAACATTTCAAATATTACTCAACCAATAGATACAAAAATAAAATTACAAGATGTTCTTGAAAGTGGTTATGCTGATAGAGAAAAAGCTAGGGCATTATTAGCTTCAGATTCAAGACCATTAACAAGCAAAGATAAAATGATGCGTAGATATAAACAAACAGGTTTTACTACACTTGTATTTGAAGATCCAAATTTTACTCAAGAAAGTTGTAGATATTTAACTCAAACAGAATTAGAAAGATGTATGACATTGCCTGACGGATACACAAAAGTTTTAAATCGTAACCAGGCTGCTCATCATATTGGCAATGGATGGACTGTAGATGTTATTGCACATATATTTAAAAACATGCTATGAATTACAGAAACCCTAAATTACTTAAATTAGCAGAATACTCACCATGTATGATGTGTTCTATTTTAGATGGAACTGTAGTAGCTGCACATAGCAATCAGTTAAGAGATGGTAAAGGCACAGGTATAAAAGCCCATGATTACCGTATAGCGTTTTTATGCCATCAATGCCATCACATGATAGATAATGACAAATCATTAGATAAACATGATAGAATAGCAGCATGGGAAGAAGCGCACAGAAAAACCATAGGTTGGTTATTTCTTAACGATCATTTGGGGGTAAAATGAAATATTTAGTAGGTTTTATAGGTATATGCTTTTTACCTTTTGCAATAGTTTTTGTAGCTTTTGAAGCAGCTTGTGTTTATGTAGCTAATGAATGTAACAAGGAGTAATTATGACATCTAAAAATGATATAACAGGTGATGTATTACAATCACGCATGAATAGCAAAGCGTTTGAAGAAAACTTTGATCGTATATTTAGACGCAAAGAAACATTTGAAGAATTAGCTAAAAGCGTAAAAGAAAATGAAGAACTATTACAAAACCTAGCAGAGTATGAATTAAATCCATCTACAGGCGAAGTAGAAAAGCGTTTTAGAGATGGCGTATCTAAACCTAATGGAGAACAATTTGGCAACGAGTCCGACTCAACTGAGTCTTAAAAAGTTAAGAGATGAAGGTTACACAGTTGCTATAGTAGAACATTGGAACGCTTTTGCTAGAATACGCCAGGATCTATTTGGCTTTATAGATATACTAGCTTTAAAAGGTAAAGAAGTTTTAGCAGTACAAACAACCACAGCTACCAATATGTCAGCTAGAGTAAATAAAATAGCTGATAATGAATATGTAGGTGCAGTTCGTGAAGCAGGTTGGACTATACATGTGCATGGTTGGCATCAAGACGATAAGAAAAAATGGCATTGTAAAGTGAAAGATGTAAGTTGAACAAAACTACAGAGCAATATTATTACCTATACAAAGATGCAGTAATGGAAGCTATTGGTGATGACAAAATGACATGCCAAGAAATGTCTAAAAAATTAGACGTGCATTACAATAGAATTAAATGGGTAATGTTTAGACTTAGAAATGAAGAACATTTATCATCACATAAAGTCAATGATATTGCATATTACTACAAGCCTAAGCCACCTTTACTGCAAGATATATTTGGTCACAAAGTAAACTTTACAGAAGATCAAATAAAAGGCTCACAAATATATAACGAAAAAGACGCTAAACATAATTTAAGATTTAACACAGAAAACGAATCATTTGGACATACATCACTTGGTGGTGACGGAGTTAAAATAGGATCATGACAACAGAAGAAATATATGCAATTTATAAAAAAGTATTTCCTACAGGATACGAACCCATTAGCGTAGAACGCATGATAAGATTTGCAAGGTTAGTAGAGGAAAAAGTTAAAAATGCTTAGTATGGATCGTTTGTTATGTATATGCGAGGATTGGGCATTGTATATGCGATCACATGATAGCCATAAGTTAGGATACCCAAGTAAATCTATAGGCATGAGTTCAGGTGGGGAATCTACAGCAGATGCGTTTGAGGATATGGTATCAGCTCAAGATTTAAAGAACGTACATGTTATAGATGCTATTATCCATAGTTTACCCAAAGAACAGCAAGATGCTATTTATTGTAGGTTTCTCAAGACTAGAAAGCCATTTGCTTATGAGTATAAGCTAGACATGGCTTTTGACAATTTACTTACTATGGCAGGCAAAAGAATTAACGCATAGTTTTCATTCAAAACTAATTTGCCAGTATTTTGAGTGAAAATCATATTTACAGGCAAAATAATTCACACAAGCAGGTCAAATTTTGATATAATCGCAGTTGTGGGATAATTGTATCTATATGTTCCGCATTACTCTCCCTTTAACCACATATTAAATTATGTTTGCTTTTAGGGCGCAAGGGCTGCTTAAAACGCAGCCTTTTGCTTTTGTATCGCAGATAATCCACACAAACCACTTTGTATATAAAAAACAGGGAAATATTACACACTAAATGAAAATTAGCGTATGCGAAAGCTGCGGAGAAGCCTTTGACTATACTGGCTATCCCACTTGCCCTGAATGTATTAGAGATGGTGATACTACCAAAACAGATAAAGAACTACCCAAATTACTCCAGAAAGAACCAAATGCCTTACACAGAAGCCCAAAACCGACTCTTTAGAGCCGCAGAACACAATCCAGCTATTGCAAAAAAGGTTGGCATACCACAAGAAACTGCTGCAAAAATGGCACATGAAGGTGTAAAAAAAGATCCTAAGAAAATGGCAAAGGCTTTGATGACAAAATGATGGGATCACCAGAAAACAATTTTAGCAGCGTTCAATTAGGCAACGCACTACGCAATACCCCAGATATACAAAACAGACAGCCATTAGGTGATCGTTCTATACAAGGCTATAGACAACCTAGTCAAACATGGCAACCTAGCATGTTATCACCTAACCAATACGGTAACCCAACCCCACAAATGGATAATTGGCAACAACCACAATCAAACGCATCATTTAATATGCAACCTATGATTCCTACCAATCAAGGTATGCCACAAGGCCCTATCGGCATGAACCAACAAGGCGTAAACAGATTCGGTGTAGGTTTAGCACGACCAATGCCACAAAACACACAATTAGGTCAATAATATGAATGAATTTATAGCTACCCTATTCTTAGCAAGAGAACTAGCACACAGATACCATCTATCTACAAAAAGCTATTCACAACATAAAGCACTTGAGCATTTTTATGAGCATTTATTAGATCTTACAGACGATCTAGCAGAAATGGCACAAGGCGCACATGGTATGCTAGACATTCCTATTTTCACAGAAAAGAAATCATACAAAGAGCCACTTTACTGTATCGCAGAAAAGCTCAAATATGTAGAGGAAAATCGTTATAAAGCATTTAGCCAAAAGGATACAGCATTACAAAACAAGATAGACGAGATCGTAGAAACATTCTTACGCACTATTTATAAGTTAGAAAATTTAAAGTAACATGGCTTCACTAAGGGATACACTAGCAAACCTTGTAGAACAATACAAGGCAAGTGATACCCCACTAGCAAACCTAATGCGTGGTGACAAAGAAGGTGCTAAACAAGCTGTAGCAAATGCACTACAACAAGCTACACAAGATCCATATTCAGGATTAAATGTATTAGGCACTACAAAATTAGTAGGTAAGACAGCACAAGAATTAGCACATGAAGTAGCACAAAAGAACGCTGTAGAGATGCTAGGATTGCATCCTGAAAACACAGCTATGGAAAGAGCTAAAGCATTAGGCTTTGATATAGAAAATCCAGCTTATCATGGAACTAGGCATAAATTTAATGAATTTGCAGTTTCTCAACCTAGAGGTGCTATGGGCAATGAACCTGGTGTATATTTTGCTAAAGATAAATCTCATGCTGAAGAATTTGCTTTAAATGGTGATTATCCAGACGAAAAATCAAGAGTTATTACAGCATTTTTAAGAAATCCAAAAGTAAAAAAATCTTATGCTGGTACAGAATATATTGTTAATAATCCAGCTAATATTAGAGATATAAATGCTGCATTTGATCCAGCAAGAGTAAACGAACCAGATTTATTAGCAGGTGCTATGGCATTACCAATAGCCACAGATAAAGATAAACGTAATAAAATAATAGACTTACTTAAAAACAAATAACGAGGAATTGGGCTACCCCAATTATTAGTCATGGCAGAAAAAACAGAAACAAATCCAAAAGGAGCAGGCGCACCTTTAGGGCATACCAATTCTAGTAAAAACAATAGGATATGGGGAAATATAATTAAAAAGTTAGCTGTGCAAGAGGATTACAAAAGACTTCATGCAATGGCTGAAAAGTTATATGAAAAAGCAGCTGAAGGTGATTTAGCAGCTATCAAAGAAGTAGGTGATAGATTAGATGGCAAACCTACTCAACAAATAGACCAAACTACAGAACATAGTGGTGAGGTTACATATACATGGAAGAAGTAGTAATACCCTACGCACCACGAGAAGCATTTTACCCATTACACGATAGTAATAAAAGATGGGCTGTAGTAGTTGCTCACCGTAGAGCAGGTAAAACTGTAGCTTGTGTTAATCATCTTATACGAGATGCTATGACAACGCACAGGACAGACTTTAGAGGTGCTTATATAGCTCCGTTCTATCGTCAAGCGAAATCAGTTGCATGGGATTACTTTAAATACTTCACAAGAGTTATACAAGGCACTACGATAAACGAGTCTGAAATGCGTATAGACTTTGCTAACGGTGCAAGAATACAATTATTTGGTGCAGACAACGCAGATACCTTACGAGGTTTATTCTTTGATTGCATCATTGCTGACGAATATGGTGACTGGAAACCGTCAGTATGGAATTATGTTATACGCCCAGCATTAGCCGATAGACAAGGTAAAGCTATTATTATTGGCACGCCTAAAGGTCGCAACCAATTCTGGGAAGTGTATAATCGTGCTACTACCAGTAGCGAATGGCTGGCACTCAAGATCACAGCATCAGAAAGTAATATACTTCTGCCAAGCGAATATGATTCTCTAAAATCAGAGATGACTGAAGATGCTTGGCGTCAAGAGATGGAATGTGATTTTGACGCTGCTATACCTGGTGCTATATGGGGTAGAGAGTTATACATGGCAGAGCAAGAAGGTCGCATCACAGAAGTACCTTACGATAAAGAAATGCCTGTACACACAGTATGGGATCTAGGTTATAGTGATGATACTGCTATATGGTTCTATCAAGTCATTCATGGTGAAGTCCATGTCATTGACTATTATGCTTCAAGTGGTAAAGAAATAGCTCACTATGCTGCGCAAGTGCTTACCAAACCCTATAAGTTTGGATTACATCATTTACCACATGATGCTAAAGCTAAAACTCTAGCATCTGGTGGCAAATCTATTGTAGAGCAATTAGCTACTCATTTTGAGTGGAAGAATATGCGTATCACTACCAACCTATCTATGATGGATGGTATTCAAGCAGCAAGACTTATGTTTCCACGAGTATGGATAGATAAAGAAAACTGCGTAGATGGCATAGAAGCTCTAAAGCAATATCAACGTGAATGGGATGAGGATCGTAAGATATTCAAAGATAAACCTAAACACGATTGGACATCTCACGCTGCTGACGCATTTAGATACCTAGCTGTATGTTGGCAAGAAGAAGCTAAGGTTGAGAAGAAAGACGATAAGCCTAGAGGATTACATGTAGGCAAAACGGAAGTAACATTAAACGAATTATGGGATACAGTCCCTAAAACACAAGGTGGAAGGATATAAAATGGCAGGAACAGCACAAAACGTAGGTGGTTATAAACAAATTTCAGCAACAGGTAATGTATCACCATTTGGTGCTAGTTTACTTGGCATCTTTGTTTCATCATCTAGTTCAGGCACTATTACTATTTATGATAGTGCAACTACCACAACAACTACTAAAGTGATTGACACAGTTTCAGTATCAGCAGGCACATGGTATCCAATGCCTGTAGGTACAACTGCTGGCATCTATGTTGTTGTAGGCGGTACTCTTAGTGCTACTGTGGTATTTGCATAAGCATGACTAAAGTAGAACTTTACCTAAACGTTGTCACGCAGTATGACAAAGAGTTCTCCAAATGGATGAACCGTACTGACAAAATATTGCGTAGATATAGGGATGAACGTCAAACAAATTCAACCCAATCACGATACAACATGCTATGGGCTAATGTAAACACGCTAAAAGCAGCTACATTCTCACGCATGCCTAAAGCAGATGTATCACGCAGATTTAAAGACAATGATCCAGTAGGTAGAGTAGCATCACTAATCCTAGAAAGAGCAATGGATTTTGAGATTACTCACTATGGTGATCTTAAACATTGCTTAGAAGCGTCTGTATATGACAGATTCTTAGGTGGTCGTGGTTCAGCATGGGTTCGCTATGAGCCTAAGATTGAGTCACAAGACTATTCAACATCTGAACAAGATGAAGAATCAGATGAAGCCGCAGAATATTTAGATTCAGAAGCAGCTCCAGTAGATTATGTGCATTGGAAAGACTTTGGACATGAGCCTGCAAGAACATGGGATGAAGTAAACAAAGTATGGCGTAAAGTCTATATGACACGCAAAGCTATGGTAGAACGCTTTGGTGAAGAATTAGGTAACAAGATTCCATTAGATTCAAGCCCAGATGACCAAAAATACAAAGATTCAGAAGGCATTGGTAAAAAAGGTCTTATTATTGAGTTATGGGATCGTGAAACTAAAAAGGTATTATGGATTTCTAAGTCATTAAATGAAATCCTAGACGAAAGAGATGATCCGTTAGAGCTTGAGGAATTTTTCCCATGCCCTAAACCATTATATGCAACTATTACTAACGAAACATTAGTACCAATTCCTGATTTTACATTATATCAAGATCAGGCTAATGCTTTAGATGTACTTGCTACACGCATTTCTGGGCTTATAGACGCACTTAAAGTTCGTGGTGTATATGATGCTTCAGAACCAACATTACAAAGGCTATTTACAGAAGGTGAAAACAATACACTTATCCCTGTTAAAAACTGGCCTGCGTTCTCTGAAAAACAAGGTCTTAAAGGTGCTATTGATGTTGTGGACATCACACCTATCGCTATGGCTCTTAAAAATGCTTATGATGCTATGGCACAGATTAAGCAAGAAATCTACGATATTACTGGTATATCTGATATTATTCGTGGTCAATCTAATGTCATAGAGACTGCAACATCTGCTCAAATCAAGAGCCAATTTGCATCTTTACGCTTAAAAGAATACCAAGATGGTGTAGCTTTTTATGCTTCAAACATTCTAAAAATTAAAGCACAAATTATTTGCCAACATTTCCAACCTGAAACATTAGTTAAAATTGGTGGTGTTGCACAATTAAGTCCAGACGATCAACAATTAGTACCACAAGCGATTGACATGCTTAAAAACAATCCTATGCGTACATTTAGAATTGAAGTTGCAACAGATTCTATGCTTTATCAAGATGAGCAACAAGAAAAAGAAGATCGTGTAGCATTTTTAGGTGCTGTTGGTACATATTTAGAAAAAACAGTACAAGCTGCTCAAGCTATGCCACAAGAAGCTACACCATTGCTTATGGATTTACTCAAATTTGGTGTAACAGGTTATAGAGTAGGTAGAGTTGTTGAAGGAGAATTTGATAACGTGGTAGACGCTATTAAAGAACAAGCTAAACAGCCTAAACAACCTAAACCAGATCCTGAAATGATGAAGATTCAGATGGAAGCACAAGCTAGACAAGCTGAATTACAAAATGAAGCACAAGTTCGTGAGCATGAGATACAATTAGAAGCTCAAAAACAAGAAGCTCAAGCTAAAAACGACATGTTAGAACGTCAGCACAAAGCAGAACTAGATCAAGCCTTAGAAAAACAACGCTTAGAATTTGATGCTTGGAAAACTAAACTAGAAAATGAAACTAAGATGGTGATAGCTGAACTTCAAGCTAAGACAACACTTAAACAACAATACATGCAAGCTAATCCATTGGCTGATCCACTCGTTGATATTGACCATAACGGTAATATGCACTTAACAGATGAAATTTCTGGTGTATTACATGCGGTTAATCAAAATGTTGCAGAACTTATCCAAGCTAATCATGCACATAATCAAGAATTGGCTGCTAAACAAGAAATGGCACATCAAGCTCTTGTAGAACAAATGAGCAGACCGAAGACAGTTGTTCGTGATGCAAACGGTAAGATTATAGGGGTTAAATAATGGCATTAACCATTAAACATGCCAAGACGGATACCATTGCCGATTGGACACAAGCCGATTTAGATGCTCAAATTGCATTAGGTAATTATCCACCAGGCACATTATTAGCTGATATTGTTTTGCCAAGCGATTGGAATAATGACCATACATTATCTGGCACAGTTCCTGTAGCCAATGGTGGTACTGGACAAACATCTTATACAGATGGTCAATTACTTATAGGTAATAGCACAGGAAATACACTTACTAAAGCCACTTTAACTGCTGGCTCTGGTATTTCTATTACTAATGGTGCAGGTTCTATTACAATCACTAACACAGGTGGTGGCGGTGGTGGTGGAGTTACGTCAGTTACAGGCACAGCTCCAGTAGTATCTTCTGGTGGCACTACTCCAGACATTAGCATGCACGTTGCAGATTCAACACATGATGGTTATTTATCATCTACAGATTGGTCTACATTTAATGCAAAACAACCAGCAGGTACTTATGTAACATCAGTTGGTGCAGTAGGCCCTATAGCTTCTACAGGTGGTACAACACCATCAATTAGCATTAGTCAATCTACTACAAGCACAAGTGGATATTTGTCATCTACAGATTGGAATACTTTTAATAGCAAAGCACCAGCAACATCTGGCACATCTATTTTATATGGCAATGGTTTAGGTGGTTTCAGTAATGTAACAGTAGGTTCTGGATTATCATTTAGTGCAGGTACACTTACAGCTACTGGTGGCTCTATGGTTTATCCTGGAGCAGGCATACCTAACTCTACAGGTTCAGCTTGGGGTACATCTTATACAACCACAGGTTCAGGAACGATTGTAGCATTACAAACTAATCCTACATTATATAACCCTAACATTGATGTCATTGACTTTGACACTACATACGCTAC